AACGTCAGCCACTCTTGTTATTTCCACGGCAGTAGCGTCAATACCTAAAAGAGCTGATAAATCTGTCGCTCCAACCTTTGCAAACTTTTTAATTGAGCTGTCCCATCGTATCACCAAATCACCACTTACAGGTGCGGCCGTGTCAGTTGCTAACTCATTTAAACCTTTATATGCCAAATCAAATTCACTCATTATTTTAGTTCCTTTTGTTGATTGTTACACTTTTTAAGTTGTTTTAAGCTTTTTTAACTAGTTTTATCGATTTTTCTTGTCTTGGAGCGGTGGAGCAATAGCATTTTTTATTCTATTTCTTCCCCATCTGTAACATCATCTTTAGGCAAACCAGTTGTTCTATTCGTGCAATCCACTAGAAATGCCTGTATCTGGTTACCTTTGCTGGTTATATCTTGTTCTGTTCTTGTGCTAAACTCTGATTTTGATTTACGTTCCAGATACCACTTTGAATTATCTATATCTTCGTCAATTTTGATTGAGCGGCTTAAGTTTGACTTAGCATGAAGCTTTAAACTATCCTTAAGCTCCTCTTTACGCTCCAAAAACCCTTCATTTTCAGCTTGATAGGTGTATAACGTAGACTTACCTATATTTGCGTATAAACAAGCCTCTACGTCTGTACAACCCATTGCAAAAGCTTCCTCTAATTTTCGGAGAGCCTCGGGAGTCATAACCGTTGGTCTGCCGTACTTATCTTTTGTTGTCATACTCGTGACTCATTTATTACTAATACTTTGATATTACCATAATTCCGTACAAATACAACTATTTATTACTAAACAACAACCCCTTGAAATATAACGATTGTTAAAAATAATTGATAAAATACTAAAGATTGTCATAGACAAGTACTATGAGATTTGTTAGAATGGGTACATCAAGCAATCAAGCTTGTTTATAAGGGGTTATAAAATGTCAAAATACACTTTAGTTATCTACAAAAATCCAACGCAACGCAACCATAGCGTCACTACTCATAAGACTTTAGAGTCTGCCCGCAACCGTATCAAGTGTTTGCTTGCCGATGGATTGGCTGGGTGTAGTTTTGCGATAAACAAAACGCCTGTATCAGCGGTTGATATAGGCTTGCCTATTGACTCTACTGAATACCGTAGCAATCTTTTTGCGTAATTTTAATCAAAACAATAAGGGGTTATAAAATGAATTGCGATTTTCTTAATGTTTCTGGCGTTTCAGTCTTGAAATTGAAACATGCTAAAATAAAAATGGCGGTTATTACTGACGACATGTTGCTTGCGGCTATTACTGAAACAGCTCTTTTTTTAGATGTTCAGTTAGATAATAAACTAAAAAATCAGGTGTTGGACTGCTTAAAAGAAGTTTTCGCCAGATAAATACCACAAACCTAAGCAAGTTTTTAAAAGGCTTTTAATTTTAACAAACAATAAGGGGTAAAATCATGAATATACAAAAACAAGCTAAGGAAGTTGCTGAGGCTACGGACAATAACCAACACACTACCGCAAGACTTTTAATAGCTGAATACGTTGCTTACAAACATAAACACATAGTTGGTATTAAAAAACTTACCAAACAAATGGAGGCTGTAGAAACTTTGCAAGATTTTTATAAATACATGCCTGATAATTTAACTCGCATCAGGAATGATTTGGAAGTTGCTATCTTTAGCTTTTTAAATGAAGAAGAAACTACAATATTTAACGATAGTTTATAAAGGTAAAATAATGAAAGCAATTAACATAAGACTAAAACGCCTGTGCAGATACATTACAAACACTATCTGCAGGATTGTAACCATAACTACATTAATCCTACTGGTTAGCTTAGGACTAGCCTCTAAAGCTGATTACATAGCTATTAACTTCCAGATGTTAGGGTTGCAAATGGATATTACAAAAATTGAACAAATTAAGGAGTAAATAGAAATGTTAAAAACTAAAAGACAATTATTAGCAAGCTCACCTACTCTTGAGGGACTTACTGAAATGATATGTAAATTTTATGGCGGTGAAAAATACCATATCTCTTGGGGTAAAAGTGTTTGCCAAGAGTCTACAAACAGAATTATGAAAAATGTAGCTGTTCGTAAACTAAAGGGTAGATATAGATTTGAGGCTATCTCATACGATATTTTTATAACTTAATATTAACGATTTCAAACAATTACAATAATACAACAAACTAACTAAAATACAAGGAGCTACTAAAATGATTAATAGATTTTTTGGAGAACTTAAAGGTAATTTTTGCGAGTTAGATTTTTTAACAACTTATAAATACTGCCCTGTAAGTTCTAAAAAGTTTTTTTGGGATATTCCAGACTGCATATTTCAAGACGGGTATGTAAAATACAAAGGTGCAAATCTTGAGCATTTCAGCCATGGCCGGGAATATCTGCCAGAAACTAAAACTTATGTTTTAAAGCTTATAGACAATTACAATAGCAGGGGGATTTTATGAAAATACTTTTTTACGCTTCCTGCGGTTCTATAGCTTGCACCGCATTTACATTTTTATTTGTTCAACTTATTACAGGGTTACCGCTATGACAATAATTTATTACATAGGATTAACTAAAGATGATAAATTTTTTATTAATGAATTTAGAGAAAATATCAAAGATTTTGAAATGAAGCTAAAGTTTACAAAAGAAACGTTAATTGACTTTGAATGTCTTGTAGACCCTTCGACAACAGCTGATTTGAACCGCTTTATTGAAAGTTCGGATTGCCTGTTAAAAACCGTTAAAGATATTTTAAAACAAATCAAAACAGATGAAATAAAGGTAAAAAATGATGAAAATTAAACTAAACAACTTTGAAAAAGTGTTTGCTATTTTAATAACTGGTGGCTTTGCAATAATGGCTTTGTTTTTTGTGGTTATGGAAATGAGGGGGTTATAACATGAGTAAAATTTTAGATTTTCCAATAAAACCACAAAACTGGAATCGTATTGTTTTAGCAACTATTGAAGCTGGTAAACTTACTATTCCAAATGGCGAACTAAAACAAATACTAACAGAATCTGAACAAAAAATAAAGGAGCAAATTAATTGGACAAAGAGCTAGAAAAAAAAATAAACCTACAAACGCATAAATATTTTTGGGGGTATATAAACGATAATTATAATAGCGTTCTTGAGGCTGAAAGGATTATCGGTTTAGAGCCTAACCGCTTACACGTTGTAAAAACCCAAAAGTTTAACTTTCGTTCCCCAACTTTATTTTATTATTTTAATAAATTATCTATGGATATGCAACCGCTTCAAGAAGAATTAAACAAAATTATAGAGGATTACCATGCAAGAATCACGAGTAACTAGGGGATTAAACTACAAACACATTTATAACACAAAACCAAAAAAGAATCACGATTGGCTATTAATGCTTATTGTGCTTGTATTGATAATTATAGGGGTTTTAGTATGACAAAAGATTATGACGAGGTACAAGAAAAATATAAACTGGTTTTACTTGATATGCCTGACCAATTTTTACACCTTGATGATAACCGTTGGCTTGATAAAGATGAGGTGATTAACCGCTTTAAAATTATGGACGGCAACCCTATTGATTATATCATCATTCACAAAATATCATATCATGATGATGGTTCTTTTGTGCGTTCAAAAACAAGGGTGCTTGATAGTACAGTAAACTTCTGATACACTACCCAAGACGCACCTTATACCCCTTTGGTGCGTCACTTCTTTTTATGTATATGGCAATAGCACTGCTGCGTTGCAATAGCTGCTACCATATCAGATAAGCCCAATTCATTCATAAACCTTTCTTTAGCGTTCTTATGCCCGTTGTGAGGGGATTTCTTTATCTCTTCTTTGTATATCTTTAGTTCTTCTGGTGTCATGGTTTACCTTTATTTTAGTGTATAATATCCCCACCGTAACACCCCTGTTATTTATTACCCTTCACGGAAATAAAAGTTTTCAGAAAAAACTTCTTCATAACTGCGTAGAATGGCGGACGAGTTGTTTTAATTGACCCGTTGTAACCAGTTTTATCAGACTGGTATTTACCGATATAATAAAACTCTAGTATATAATAAGCTTCAAAAAAATCAGTGGTACTATCAAGTATTTCTATAGTAAACTTATCTTTTCCAATTTCTTTTATTGCTTTTGATATAACTGTATCGGAATCATTAGAACAATGTTGAGATAACCTCTTTTGGGGGCTAACGCTGCAACCTATATAAACCTTATCATTTACAGTATTGGATATTTTATATATGTAGTGTGTTTTAGTCGCTTTCTTTACCATAACTATCTTATTACCTGTTTATATTATAACTCATGGTGAGTCCTGAAGCCTAGACAAAAGAGTCCCTAGCCTATGTAAACACAAGCAAGGACTCTGTCGGGGAATTATAACTCACGGAGCCATCCTTCGCTTACGACAACTTAGATTGCTAGTTCCAACATCTAAGCATAAAGGCTTTTCAGGGGTTATTCCTGCTAACAGTGACCTTTATGATATTACTACCCGAGTCATTCACTTTGCTGTTTTGTTAGTCCTATGGTAACAGCTTGATTATATCACACGCCACGGTTATCCCACCATGTAATATCACAGCATAAATTTTGTTTGATTTTATATAGCAGGTAAGCTATAAAGGAGGAACAAATCTATATAGCTTGCTGTGAACAACTATATACGCCCCTTTAGAACCTTAATCTAGGGGGGCAAACTTCTTATATCACGCTTCAACACCAGAATCAACACTTATCAAATCATCAACTAAAACTCCTAACGCCTCTGCAATTATAATTAGAAACTTATCACTTGGAAATATCAGCCCTTGCTCAATTTTTGACAAATACGTCATGGTTGTGTCAATCTTTTCTGCAAAATTGCGTAAAGAAATACGTTGCTCTTCTCTATAATGCCTAATTTTCTTTGCAGTTTTGCCTATTGGCAGTGACTGATTAAGCTTTTTATAAACTTCGCTATTTGTATCGTAAACTTGGCAACCTTTGCCTGTGCAAACTATTATCATTTATCTATCAACCCCCATTTAACAAAGTTTTTAAAATTAATCCTCATAGGCTTATCAGGACTTTTACCTGTATAATGCTCCGTTTCCATTTCTTGATATTGGTGGAATTTCTCAACTGGACAATCTAACTCTATAGCCTCAATCATTCTTTCCATGTTTATATAATCGTTTGAAACTTCCATAAGATAACCTATCTGCCCTGCTATCCAGTAAGAATCCTCGTTATAAATATGGTCTGGATAATACTTTGCCATAAATACCCTCGCCACATCTTCGCAAGCGTCTTTGTATTTTTGCACAACGTTAATTATCGGTTTATTTGCCATTTATCACCTCATCTATGTTTTTGTTGTGGACTATAAAATCTAAAACCCAAACCCAAGGGTTAGCCTCCCAAGAGTCTTTGCCGTTGATTGATTTCCATAATTGACGATATTGGATAGTATGATAGTTATCACACAAAATGCCCCTTGATTTCCTAAAATCATTAGGCAAAGAATCTAGCCATGATTCTACACCCTCCGCAATCGCATCTTCTTCTGAAATATCCTGTAACCTCTCCACCCTCACGCCTGTTATTTTCAGGGTGAATCTGGAAGCCCATCGGGGCATAAATTTTGAAGGCTTAACTTGTGAGTACCCTATACTTTTTAACTCATCACTATCAGCATCAGCCTTATAAAAAGCAATTAGCCTTCCCCCATCTTTCAGGGTTGCGTAATCCTCTTTTACAAACATTAAATCACCTGCTTTGTATGGGTTTCTTATGTTGTGTTTTAAAACCACCCTATGTTGGGTTTTTCTTCCCTCTTTTAAAGCTAGTATATCGTGTTGTTTTAGTATTATGCTTTTCATGGCTTATCCTTTTTTAATTCCAGAATATACTTGTAAACCTTCCTTGCATCTCCCAGAGTTGCTAGTTCAGCCGTGTGATACTTAAATCCCATAAATTCACTTATGCTGTTGTATAACCGCCCTCTAGTAAACGTTCCGGACTGCCACAAAGGGTCAAGAATTTTATGTATATGCCGCCTTGCAGCCTTCAATTCTTTTGTGGGAATGTTGCCCAAAGGCTTTGTTCGATTTTTAGTCTTATGGTGACAACCTACAAAGTTTTTACAAGTGTCGCATTTCCAAAAGGGCAAGCCAGCCAAGTCCGCACGATGTGGGTATGCCTCTACACCATCAATCAGCCTCGCCTCAACCTCCAACTCGCACCCTGTGCAATAAATCTTCATTTTCCTACTCCCTCTCTGGCATTATAAAAGCTTTTCCGTTGCGTTCGCTGATTGGTAGCTCGTGGGGTTCTTTAGATAATTCGCCATTACGATGCCAAACTTTCGCACGCCCCCAAAACACATACCCATCAATATTCCTATCACCCTCTTGAGGCTCGAATATGTGCCAACTTTCTGGGTAGACATAAAGAGGATAGCTACCACCTTTATGTCCGACAGTCACCCCGTGGTATAACAACATTAGTTGTGCCTCTTGATATTCTTTGTAGTACATATTTACCCTTATTGATTAAATTTAATATTCGCTGTGAAATTGGTTGTAGTTATTATCTCTGAGGTGCGGTCCGGTCATTTCCATAATCAAACTTGCGGTCTTTTCATTACCCATTTCACACCATGGGGTGTACCTTGTATCCATCTGGTCTACATAAAATCCGTTACTTGATTCAATGCCATCTTCAGAAACACACCGCTTTAATTCGTAGACTTGGTCAAACGCAAGCCTGATTCCCTCCCCTCCCCTGATATTGTCCGTTTGATTCATTTGTGCCATAACCAAAGCCCATACGTTATTTTCTCTGCAAAATGTAGCTATCCATTGAGCGACTTCATCATAGTGACTTGTTAGCCCCTCCCTGCCAGAACCGCCCACTAACTGGAAGTAGTCCAGAATAAACCCCTCAATGTTGTGCTTAAAGATTGCAGCACTCACAACGTCCTTTAGCCGTTTAAACTTGATTCCAGCCTCGTCAGCGTAGAAAACGTTGCCAGCGTCCCTATACCCCCCAACTTGTGCTTTAAACGCCTCGTCACCCTTCTCCTTGCCAATAAACGCCATTGTGTTTCTTTTTATGTGTCTTGCTATCACCCTTTGGTGAATTTCTTTTGAAGACATTTCAGCAGCAATAAATAAATGTCGCTTCCCTGCGTCATTCAGATTAGAGGATATTGTAGCCGCTAAAATAGTTTTACCTGTCTTTTTTCTTGCAGCAACCGCATAAGCTTTACCACGATAAAGCCCACCTCCCATTGCATTATCAAAAACTTCTATACCTACGCTTGATATTTCTGGCGTTGAGTTCAAGTCTTCAAGTATTTGCTCCGAAACAAACGTAGAGTTCTGCAAATTCAGCAAAGTTTGATTCTTTGTAATCGTGGCAAAATCAACATTCATTTGTTGAAGCATTTCGTTTGCTGTAACTTCCGTTTCCCACATACGCAAGCCGTACACCCTCAAGAACTCTTGCACTAAACGCCTTTTGTATAAATCAACTAAAGTTGCCACAAGGCTTTTAAGGTTTACAAGCCCAACACTGCTACGTATTAATATTTTTATAGTCTCTACATGCTCTGGCAATCGTAAACTTAAAGAATACGAGGTTAGGTTGCCCTCTTCACTTTCCTGCATAAGCTCTACAATTCGTGGGAATGGTGTATAATGAAAGTATTCAGGTTTAATTTGATGCCTTTGTATTAACTCTTTCTGGCTATTCATAGTTCCCATTAAAGCCCCGAGAATACACACCTCTAAATTTTGATTGCTCAATTCTGATAATCTATCTTCATTTTCCATGTAAATACTCCCTCATCATAGCCATACCATCTACACGCCCACTATTTTTCAGTTGTACGATATTTGCGTTCGGCTTGGTTATCCCCGACCTACTCGTTGTCTTGAACGTCATAAACCAATCTTTCTTTTTATTCTTCAACCCCCTTGCTGGTGATGTCCAGTAATCACGAAAATTTGTAAATGCAGAATATGCTTGCTCCTTACTCCATTTCATTTCTAGTTTGCAAAAGTCTTTCCATTCGTCTGGCAGTGTCGTGTAGGGCAATTCTATTTCAGGTGCAGTTGTTCGTTTTGGCTTTTGCTGTTCTGCAAGTGCTGTGTACAAATCTGCAACATCAATATTTTTATTATCTGCCTCTTTACTATATGCCTCTGTCTCTGTCTCTAGCATAGCACTTTGCTTGCAACCTGCTAGCATGCCGCTATCATCAACTAAATATCCTTTATCTATCAACTCCTTAAGGCAAAACTCTCCTTTAACTCCTATCTGGTTTTTGATAAATTCCTCATCGGCTGGAATCTTATTATCCATTTGCGAAGCTAGTAACCAGATAAGCATTAGTTGCAACTTGCTAGCATCTTGCAAGCATTGAAAATTATAATCCCTTAATAAGTCTCTACTTAATTTTATCCAAGGCGGATTGCGGTCTTTATAGTGTTGGAATTGCTCCCAATCTTTAACTTTTAAGTATTTCATTCGTCACCCCCAAAATCAGGGATAATTTCAGAAATATGCTTCCAAGTTTCTATTTCGTGATTGTCGTTTGCTGGTGTGGCGTATAGCCAGAATTGATACATTCGCTTATCTCCTACATGATATAAATTTTACAGCATTTTACCTTTAAATTAGGTACGGCGAGGGGAGCTGTAGGAGAACCCCTCTGTTCATTTGGGTAATTATGCCAAACTAGCCGATTTTTATTTCAACCCATAGTACAACATTATTTGTGAAGTTCAAGGATTATTTTGTGTAATTTATTATTGTAATTTATTTAATTTATTACAACATTAATTACATCACTTCCAACAATGAAATTAACGCATTTGTCATTGGGGTTTACATGGGTAGGTAAAAACCCCAATGCACGATTAAACTTGTCGTTTTACGATTTTTGTTGTCGTAAATACCTTATGTAGCACTAGATACGCTCACCTAAACCATCTAAACTTAATTTCTGCAACTCCCAAGAGCCTACAATCTGCTTTTCTAAACGTGCCATGATAATTTGCAACTTTACTTCATCAGGGTGTTCTAAACGGCTTTCTACATACTTAACTGCGTATTGCGTTCGTTGTTTTAACCGCCCTTTTTTGCTGTAAAACTCATCTATAGCTTTTTGAGTGTGTCCAGCCAGCTTCTTCATAAAATACATAGCTATATATCTAGGTATAATATTGGGCTTAATATCCTCTGTTTGCAAGGATTCGCTTGTTATGTCAAAATGCTCTGATACTATGCGGTTAATGTGAGTTAGTCTCGTTCTGTGGTCTCCTGCTCTGGTAGCAACTCCGTTTGTAAGGCTCTCACAAGCTCCCAATTCCGTTTCTGCATAAATAACCTCTCTTCATGTAACGCTTTTATTTTTACGTTTATCAATCCATTTCTCATAGTTCTATATTCATCATAAGAAATAATACGAAGATTTGCATAATCATCCAAAACAGATGCGTTGATACTTGATTTTACTGAATAATGAAAAGCCACTTGCGTTTGTTTGTCAAAAACTCGGACACTTCCTTTGTCTGTAACTGCTGTTATTGTGGTGGCAGTGTCCTCTGTGACGCTCAACCTCTTAACTCTTAATGTTTTGCCAACTCTTGCATATATATATTTCATTCTGTGACCTCCTGCTCTGGTAATATTGAGTCTTTAAGGCTTTTTATACAATCCTCGTGATAACTTATTTTCAGTTCAATATCCTGATTTAGTAGATAACGATAGTTTTCATAAGGTACTATTTGCTTCCCGAAATCGTTCTTATAACTTGTCTCTGATTTTCGTTTTTTTGAGAATTTGGCATTGCAAACGTTATTTTTAGCGTAGATATATTTGATAGTTTCTCTAATTACTAACATTTTAGAAAACGCAAAACTAGCCTCTCCTTTTTTATTTTTCAACCGCTCTATTGTGTATATATATTTCATTCTGTAACCTCGTCCATTGGTAATTTTTCTGCTTTTAAGCCTTCTTTTGCCTTCCAATATTCCCCGCCAATCGCTAAATACATTTGGTGTAACGCCTCTAACTTTTTTTCTATTATTCCGTTTACTATAGCTACATATTCTTGGTATGATATTATTTCAAAATTTCCATGCAAAGCAGAAATTATAAACTGTGGCGACTGTCTTGATATTGGAATTGTCACGCCATCAGCCTCGATAACGTAACAATATTGGTCTTCGCTAATAATCTCATGCCTTGCCACATCAAGCGTATTGCGATTTTTAACATAAACGTATTTCATTATTTTAACTCCTCTGGTATTTTTACCCAACCATCTACAAGCATTTCTTCCTCTGATAATTCTGGTAGATTATCAAGATTAAGAACGCCTCTAAGCTTCAACTCTACGTCTGGCGGAACTTCAACGCCCCCTACAGTCATTTTTATTGATTTAGTAGACGCAGTGCCGTGCATATTAACTATTACACCTTTACTATTTTTTGCAAAAACTCCTTCGTGGATAATTATATCTTTCTCATCAATCATTATTTTAACTCCTCATCTTTTGTAAATATTCTTACTGTTATAAAAATAACACCGCCCTCTACTTTATCGCACATTTCTATTGTATGACTAAAGATTTTATCATTCACGCCAAGAGCGTCTGCAATGCCATCAAATGCAGATTTTAAAGCAGCGTGGCAGTTGTCTTCGTCTCTTTCTCCGCCCCTGCCAGTTGGTGGGTAAAACACCGTGTGGATAACGCACTTAAATATATTTTTAGGAAGCTTTTTACCGTTTAAAGCCTCCATCGTTAATACCTTAGCCGACCATCTTTGTAATTTAGCTTGCCTTGCCTTCGACCACTTCTCTTTATTGTTTGGCAGTAAAGCAGGGTGCGACCACGGTAGTTGCATTGTTATGTCTGCCATTATTTCCCCTCCTTACAATTATCCACTTCCACTACTTGAATATTATCAAGTTCCATTAAAACATCGTATAAATCTGGCTCTCCCCAGAAAAACAAAAAGCATAAAAATATGACTACTTCCATTATTTCCCCCCCACTCTGTATTTATGATTCCAACACAGAAAATTACCCTTCAGCGATACCTTATCTCTCTTTGAGAGCTTTAAAACGTTCTGAGCCTGTTTTATATCGCTTTCTTTTATAGAAGTGCCAAAGCAAGCCACAGCATCGCAATCGAGCACATCGCAAGCTTTTATAATGATAAACTTGTCGTTCATCTTAGTCATTTTTGCTGGCATTATTTATTCTCCTCTTTTATTTCCGTTAAAACTTTTACTATCTTAGCTACTGTGGAAGGTTTTAACTTCTTTGGTTCATACATATAAGTGTTAAAGCTCCCTTCCGATACGCCAGCCCTGCGAAAAACATCACGTTGCGACAAACCAGCACGCTTATATATAGCAATTGCTTCTAAGCCTTTTTTGTGCAGTTTTCTTAATTCCATATAGTCCTCCTTATTGTTGGCGTTATAATAATGCAATATATATACAGCGTCAATCTTTTTAATGATAACTTCAAATATATTTAAAGAAAACTATAAATAATAGTTGACAGTGTTGTGGCTGGTGTGTATTCTCGGGGTACGGAAAATAAATAAAGGGGTAAGGTTATGGTTACATTTAATGATTTAAAATCAGAATATCATTATACTAATGTATGGCTGGAAAATGGTGAGGAATATCAAACAGAAACGAAAGTTTGTCGCACGATGGAAGAGGCGGAAGCTGATTATTTTCAGAACTTAGGTGTGTTTGATTACTCGCATACTAAAGTTTATGAGGTAATAAGCCTATTCGCTCAAGAGCTTTCAGGTAGGAAAAATGGAGGGCAGAGATGGGCTTGGTATAGTGAAGTTAGTATAAAAGACATAGTTGAGAAAGAAAATAAGCCTGACTCATTCAATGAAAGCGACTCTGATTTAAAACGTGAGGAAGAGGCTGGGATATGTTAAGCTCTGCATTAAAAGTTATTGATGGGAAGATAAAAACTCAAACTGGCATGGTAGAGCAGATAGAAAAGCTTCTCAAAACCAAAGCTAAAAAACTTGATAATTCAATGAAAACAAAAATGGAGTTAGAAAATGGAAATAGATAAAGATAGGGTAGTGGAATGTGCAAGGGCTTACGTTGGGTGTATTCTTGATAAGCAAGTTACATGTGCTAGTTTGAAAGAAAAAGAGCGGCTTTTCCTGCAATTAAGAGACGCTCTAAACCCACCGCCAGCACGCCCTTCTAAAGACGAGTGTGCTGTGTGGCTCGTTAAGTTTGTAACGGGTCACTCAAGCATGACGAAGCCAGAAGACCCTTTTTTAGCACCAACAATAGAATACCTAAAAGAGCCTAGCCTTCAGTGGGTGAAAAATACAGGAGTTGCACCAGAATGTAAAACAGTGCTGGTATCGCTTAAAAGTGGCAAGTTTGGATTAGGCGAAAGAGCTGATTTTAACTTCCTGTTTGAAAACATCTTTGACGTTAATAATTTTGTAGAACTATACATAATACTAGAATGAACAAATACAGTGCTGAAAGTGATTATGATGAAGATGCGGATTTAAACTTATATTATGGGGAAGAAGGTGGAGGAAAGTGATTATATTATAAAACGCTTAGCAGAGCCGTGGGATAGGAAGTTGATTAAATGGCGAGTGGGAAGTGTTAATAAAGCTAAGGATAAAACTATACCACTAGCTTATGTAGATGCTCGTATTGTTATGGATAAGCTTGATTCCATTATTGGTGCGATTAACTGGCAAGATAAATATGAATTTGATGGTAAGCGAGTTATTTGCTACTTATCTTTGCGTTTAAATGGCGAGTGGATAACTAAAGCTGATGGGGCTGGTGATTCTAATATAGAGGGGGAAAAAGGAGGGCTTTCAGACGCTTTTAAGAGAGCTTCCGTTAAATGGGGGTTGGGCAGAGAGTTGTACGACTTAAAAGCTAAGTGGATGCCTATTGACGAGTATGGAAAACTTGTTGGCGACCCTTGGAATTATCTTATAAAGAAAATTGAAGAAACGAAAGTTGATGAAAAGCCTTCAATAGAAAATTTAGAGGAGGTAAAGCTTAAAGCAGAACCAACTCCTGAACAAAAATTAAAAGCGGCAACTGATTTTACTGATGCTTATATGAAAAAGCTTCTTGATGTAAAAGACCAGAGGGATTTGGATAATCTTAATTACTCAATGATAGGCAAAACTACATACGAATCTAGGTTAAAGTGTTTAAAAGAGGTGCAACCTAATCTACACAAAAAGATTGAGGAAAAAATAACTGAAATAACTAAACAATGGCTAGAAGGAGCTAAATAATGACTGATTTAATAATACCTAATGATTTAACTGTTGCTATCTTCTTTGAGAAGGACGAAAGCGGCAAGTTAAAAGTTGAAACTGCTGTTGAGCAAGTGAGTTTAAAAACAAAGGCTTTTATTGCTGAATATAAAGGCGATATAAAGCATAAAAAAACACAAGACGCTATACGCTCTTTTGCTGCAAAGGTGGCAAGTTCTAAAACTGCGATTGATAAATTGCGAAAAGAAGCTAATGGGGATTTGAATAAACAAGTAAAGGAAACTAACGCTATAGGTAATAAAGCTATTGCTGATTTGCAGGAGCTTCAAGACACTGTAAGACAGCCACTTACTGATTTTGAAAATGAAGAAAAAGCAAGGGTGCAAAACAATAATAACGCATTGGAACGCATAAAGGCTACCGCTGAAAAATATCTTATAAACTGGCAAACCGCTCCAATCTTGGAGATGGAGGAGGCTTTACTAACCCTTCGTAATATGGACGATGGCACTTGGGAGGAGTTTAACGATACGGCTGTAAAGGCTATCGATAGTGCGGTAGAAACTATTGGTGGGCTTATTGATAAACGTAGGGTTTATGACAAAGACCAAGCAGACCTTGCAGAATTAAGAGCAAGGCAAGCGGAAGCTGATAAAAAAGCTTATGAGGAAAAGTTAAAAGCCGGAGGTGCGGAAGCTGAAAGAAAAAGGATTGAGCAAGAAAAACTTGTAGCTTCTACTCCTGTTGTTGAAACGCCTAAGATTGATTATGCAAGTAGAATTATACCAAAGTCACTGCCAGTCAATGAGGCTTCTATTGTTTGTGAGAATATGCAAAAATATGGAGGCTCTTTTGTTCAAGCTTTAGGTGTAGCTTTGTCAAAAGCTGATGATTTTAACGTCACTAGAATTAAAAATGCTTTTCCTGATTATTGGGAGCAATATTTAAACTTTACAAAAAAAGGATAGTAAAATGGGTAAAATATACGATTTAGTAGTTAAAGTTGGCGAGTACCAAAAAGACGGACAAGCCAAAGCAAAGAATAAAAATATCGGCATTGTTATGCAGAATGACAAAGGCATGTATATAATTATGGACAGGACATTTAACCCTGCTGGTGTGCCTAATCCTGATAATAAAGAGAGTTTATTTATATCTATGTATGAGGCGAAAAGCGATGCAGCCAAACACACTGTAGATAAAGGTAATGCGTATCAGGAAGATTTGGACGACGAAATTCCCCCATTTTAATTAAGTCGCACAAGGGCGACTATAAATAAGCCTTGTATAGTGTAACTAATTTTAACAATAAAGGAAAATACAATGGAGATAGAAGACGTAGTGCGTAAATTAGTTGGAGACACTTATCCAATAGGCGAAACATCCCATGACGAAAAATGCCTTGAAAACCTAAAAGTTTTAACAGGCGTGATAGATACGCTGTTACAGGATGTTGCGGATATTCGCAAGTTAGCACATAGGAGAGAATTTAGTATAGGAGAGTGCTGGAGACGGGCGGATAGTTTTATTGAGCATGTTAAAAAAGAATATATAAAACCAGAATAAGAATACCCGAAAGGGTAAAGAGTTACGGCACGTCACACTAAGGTGGTATGTAAATAAGGTTAGGGCGTTAAGTAAGACGTGCAAGCCCTAGCCGAAAGAATCCCCTTCGGGGGTGTGGGTGGTGCGGTGTTGAAAGTAGAAACACAGGCGAGAAAAGATAAGGTGTGACTAGCTAGCCTTTGAAGCCTCCTAGTTGAGCAAGAGTAACGCCTTGCCACCACCCACTAATTTAACAGGAGAAGAAAATGAGTATAGAATCAGTTTATAAAAAATGCCTTAAGAACATTGGTGAGACTGAAAGCCCAAAGCTACTTTTAGATATAGAGAAGAACAAAAGGCGATTTGAGAAGTGTGCTTATACATACTGGAATGAGTCACAAAGTATGGCGATGATTAATATGCTTGCTGGCTCTGGCAAGTATATAGGCATGACTCCAACACAGGTAAAACACGCTGTTTACGAGCAAGAGAAAGAAGAGACTACGCATAGATATTTAAAAATGTTGTGTGACTTGTTTGATTATAAAGCTGGTGAAGGTAAATGATACCAGAACAATTATTACAGAAGGCACAAGCGAAAGGCTCTGATGAAGAGTATCAGGATTATGTAAGGCAGTTTCCTTGCATATTCACCCAGCTTTTTGACCGTGTGCATAATGGCGTAGGGCGTTCAGTGTATGCTCACGTTAATAGAGTAGATAGAGGCTCTGGAATGGCACTTAAAACGCCTTATAGCGGTGTGCCAACTATAAACGAGGTGCATACGGTACTGATGCACGGAAAAGGTGAAACACCTAATCTGCGTGAGTTTTTGGACGAAGCCTCAAACCAGATGCTTGCAAATTGGATAAATGGAAAAAAGCCTATTGAATATGAGATTTATAAGAAAGACACTAAACGCACTTATGAGATTAATTTTCCTGAAATGCTGGACGCTGTAGTTCTTGGTATAAAACGTAGATGGGTAGATGGTAAAGCGAGGTTAGCACGGATAGTAGTTTCAAATGCGAAGAAAAGAACGCTAAAACAGAATAACGCACAATGGCTTTTATACCAACAAATAGACGAGTTTATTGAAAAAGACCCAATGATATTGTCGAGAATGTTGTTTGATTATTCTATGAAAATGGCAAAAATGACAGCAAGTCAGGCAAGGATTAACGCTATACACGAGATATTGAAAGTGTTGGTACTTGATGGCAAGTCAACGACTGAATTAGAAACCGATACATGGGGGGATTTATATGCACAAGATATTCTACATTATGCGAAAGAAACTCATGGTATAGATTTGGTTATGCCAGTAAAGCCAGACGGTAGAGAATATAATAACTTAAACAAAGGGGATTAACATGAAAGACACATCCAACTGCATAGAAACAGAAAACCGCAAACACGAGAAGCTTAATTGGGAAACGAGGCTAAAAACCGATGGGGAGTTATATTTTCCTGAAACGGACAAAGTCCCAGAATCCGTAAAAGAGCGTATAATATATTTGCGTGATGTTGATAAAACGGTCAAGCTTGAGGGTGTGGGCTTTGGTAAAGGTAATGCTTTGAAAGTAACGTGGATTGGGGGTAAATAATGGGTGATATAATAAAACTGCCTTTAGATAAGTACGCTGTAAAAAAGCATTTTGTACGCTTTTATTTTGGAAGATACCCATGTTCTGACGAGTGTGAAGAGCCGATTGAGAATTGGATTGTTGAAGATGCTATAAAGATGGCTGGTTTAATGAAAGGAAGAAAGCCTTATGGATTTATATTTTTTACAAAAGGAAGAGCTGAATTAGACCTTGATAGTAAAATCATTGCGTGGAGTCCAACTTATTATTTTGGTGGTGAAATCACGCATGTTGATAAAAAATACAAAGACCATGGCGATGAGTGGCGTTCTGAATACACGCTAATCCAAAATCTAAAATCTGCTAAAGCAAAAAGAGCAATTACTACCGTTCATGGGAATGGAGTAATTTTAAAAGATGATGATGTGGTGTTAGGGCTTTTGCATAATTTAATTAAATTAGAGGGCAAGTAGTTATGAAAAAGGCTATTAAATACCTTTTTTGCTATAATTATGAGGGGAAGTGCGGACAACTATGTGCTGGAAGGACAACTTTTACACTCACAGAAAACTTAACAGAAGAAGTTATTATTGAATGCGAAAAAGGAGTTGCGGAAAAATTCGGAATGGAAAAGGTTATTGTTATGAATCTTATAAAGTTAGAGGGGTAGTTATGAGTGAAGAATTAAAACCGTGTCCGTTTTGTGGAAAAGATAAAGTTTCTCTTGTCGAGACTGAAGACTTTGAGAACGCAAACAAAGGTTTATCCTCTTGGCATGTTTCCTGTAGAAATAAGGATTGTCACGGCTCTATATTTTCTTTGTATATTTGGCAGTTTAGAAGCGAAACGCAAGCTGTGAAAGCATGGAACACCAGAGCTAAACCCACCTTCACAAAGGAAGATGTGGAGAAGGCAAAAAATGCACTTTTAGAATGTTCACAAGATTACGACAATTTAATATGTTTTGAATATCCTAACCAGCATGGTTACGATATAGACGCAGCAGTAAAAAAATGTCTAAACGCAGTGGGAAGGGTGGAAGAATAAGAATCCCCTTCGGGGGTGTGGGTGGTGAAGCAATAAAGCTAATTGTCTTCTGCTTCGGTAGCGTGACGAGACAGGTCGCACCTGAACAAAACACGCACCGCCCACTAATTTAACAAGGGGGATTAGCTCAGTTGGTTAGAGCAGGACGCTCATAACGTCAAGGTCGAAGGTTCAAGCCCTTTGTCCCCCACCAATTTAATAGGATAGGTTATGTGGAAAAGGTTTTTATGCAAACGTCTTGGTCACAAATGGTGTGGCTGGTATCGGAATTATTGGAATCCAAAACAGGATTTCAGAAAATGCTATAGGTGCGACTCGCACGAATACAGGGAAATGAAATAAACCGCCAGATAAAGGAGAGTGAATAATATGAACGAAGTGCTAAAGCAGAAAATAGCAAAAGTAATAAGCGAGTGGGAGGACCAAAAAGTTGATTATAATATGCTAAATAACACCGCTCCAATAACAGATTTATGGACAGTTGCTTGTAATATGGCTGAAATAATCAAAGAGCTTACAGAGAGGGAGGCTAAACTTACTGCTCTGGTTAAAGAACTTTCTTTAGCAAACAATTACAACAAGTTTGGACTCAAGAATCTTGCAGATAAAGCAAAAGCCACATTGAAAGAGTTAGGGGTTAAATAATGTACATCATATTAACTATATTCTGTATAGCGCATATTGTTATTGTAGCTATGCATATAATAAAGTCTAAATACGAGTTTAAACTATTGTCATTAAATTTATTTTCAAAGTTATTGCTTGAGCTAATATGGCTATCCGCTGTTTTTGCTGGATTTGTTAATATTATCTTTTCAATTAATTATCTTTTAGGGGTTAAATAATGCCAAATAAATGGATATGGCTTGCAGTTGAGGGTTTACACAACGAGCAAGATGTTTTAGGGGCTTACGCCTCGAAGGATAAAGCAATAAAATTTCTAAATGCGTACAATAGTGCTAAAGGTGTTAAATTAGAGTGGCGAAATGAAAACAATGGTGACTTTTTCGCAAAGTCACACGGTTATGATTATTATGTAAGACAATGTTTATTTAATGATGGAGAGTAAAATGCCAAGTGAAAAAGAAGATACAATGATAAAAGCGTTTGAGCGTCTTTTATGCGAATTTTCTCCTTATTCTTCACGCAGTAAGAGGGGGCAACCTAAAACTATGTGGCGGATTAGATTGGATAATTTTTTCGGCTACTCCAATAGAAGAGACGCAGGAGCGTTTTTGATTTGGGATAACGCATATAAAGCGTTAAGTGAATTTAAACAAGAACGTGAAGCTGCGGAAAAAATGCTATGGCAACCAATAGAAACAGCCCCTAAAGATGGCACTGTGTTTTTAACGCATCAGACGGACATAGGATATTATACGGCTCATTGGTGCGGAAAGCATAATTGTTTTGCTTGTGAATGGGATTGTACACCTGTTACACCTTGTTTTTGGCAAGCGATAACGAAGGTGTGAATAAGAATACCGCCAAGATGGGGGCGGTTTTGATTTGGGATAACGCATATAAAGCGTTGAATGAATTTAAACAGGAGAATAAGTGATGCCAAGTGAAAAAGAAATAGACGCTATAATGCCAATATTGGAAGATTGTTTCGGGATTTTAGGCAGCGGAAACGTTAGTTTTAAAGAGTCTATCCACCTTACAGCAAAGCTAGTGCTTCAAGCTGCGGAAAAGGTGCGTTGGCAACCAATAGAAACTGCACCAAAAGATAGCACTGATATCCTTGTGTTTGTAGAAACGGCTTCAGTGCCTATTGTCCATATCGCTAGATGGGAAGTCGGAGATGAAAACTTCGGGGTTGGGTGGTGGTCATACACACATAACTCTGTTGGTCAGGAAATGCTAACTGGTTTTAAGTACCCTACTCACTGGATGCCATTACCAGCGGCATAAGAATACCGCCAAGACGGGGGCGGTTGTCAAAGACAATAGTACCTATCGCATACACCCCGACCTAAAATGTCAACGAGGGGCTGACATAAATTACTGATGCTTGGGTGTGTGTATTCATGACTAGCGAATCGGTGAAAGCCCCTCACTAATTTAATTAATAGGTAAAAATATGAAGTTAGCAGATTTTAAAGAAGTTAAAGATTTAGTAGAGCGGTATCAATATTATAATTACTTATTACATGAGCAAAATAACCCAATGTTTTATGTAAAAAATTATGATACGCAAGGAAATCCACTTTGCACTATAGTATCAAATAGTGATAATAATTTTCCTATGTTTTATAAGGATATAGAGACAGCTATAGCAAAACATCTAGGCGAGCTTAGGGCTAACCTTAAAAATTTTGGGGTGGAAGTGGTTTAGGGAAGCCCCTCAACTTTAAAGGAGTAAATATATGGAATATTGCAAACCTCATTTGCTATCAAATTGCAAACAATGTGTAATTGATAAACTTAAAAAAAACTCCAGTGAAGAGACTTTTATTTTAAAACAAGAAAATAAAAAACTAAAAACTCTTATAAGAGCAATATATGATGATCTGGTGTTTCGGGCTAAAATTGATAGAGAAGGAGTTAAAACCCTTGATATTAGCCGTGGTATTTTAGAAGAGATGCGAGCGGTTTTAGAGGAGTAGATTATGTGGCAATCATTCAATAAATGGTATTTAAGAAATTGGATATATATTGTGTTTATAAGTATGTGCTTATGGATAATATCTATGTGGATTATGACGATTTTATTTGATATTAAAAATAGCGACTGGATTAACCCATGCCAAGCTTTAGAGTGGTGCGTATGAAGATATTTTTGAAAGCTTTAGGATTAACTTTACTTGTTTTTATAGGTCTTATATTTGGTATTATAAGCGTTTTTGCAATTGTTATGCTTTACAAGTATATAGGAGCTTGGCTATATTTAATATTGTTTACAGGTATGATTTTTTGCATGTCAATGGCTCATTTTATCGATGCAGAAAAAGATAAAGAGAGGTTAAAAAAAGATAAGACTTGGGCGGACTAGATTGAGTATTTTACCTTCCCGTAAGTAGACGTAGCCAGAAGCACTGCCTTTGCTCTAAATTCAGGCATACCGTCTTCCAATAGGATTTTGTACAGGAGCTGGTCAACTAAAAGTCTGTACCTTTTTCTAATCTTTTTGTTTTGTCTTTCGTTGAGGTTACGATTATCAAACAAACCACGCTCAATGGCAGTGCAACCAGCATCATGGATTCCAGCTCCATGTTTCATAAAATCAGGAGTATCTGCTGCACCTGTAGCACCGTCAATTATATAACCGACTCCCAGAATTAAAGTACCGTCAAGATACCAGATAGCAGTACCTTTGTCGTAGTCGTCTTTGAATATAAGTTGCTTCGGTGGGATAATGTTAGTTTGATACTCTAAAGACTTTATTCTAGTATAAGTAAATGGCACTAGATTAGTGATATTATTATCTTTCTCAAGCCCTGTTTCCCAGCCCTCAAATTGAGGTAGTATGATTTTTCCTATATCCATAACGCTATCCTTAATTTCTACAGCCCCTAATGGAGCTGGCTCTTTCGAGACTTGAGGCTGTAATTAACTAGTAACCAGCATGCATCACACCGAGTTGGTAATCTTAACTATGCTCTGGAGCATTTACGTTAAGCAAGTGACGAGTGGCTAGGGTTGCATAACAACCCCGAATACGCAGTCTACGCTAGGCAGGTGCAAATTTATAATATCACTAATCATTTATATGTGCAAGCATGTGTGTATTGCTCTAAAGCACCATATCGAGCATATCCTCGTAAAGGTGTTTGATTTTTGAGAGACAAGCTATATAATCAACTACAACAGTCCACCAGTCACCACGCTGGTGGCATCTTCTCTTAATATAGCCCCGTGTGGAAAGTCTTACCGTCTTGCGTTCTTAAAACTTCCTTCTTATTATCACCCTCAACAAAAGAGCAATGAATCCAACCAGAGTTCGGTTTATCAGGATTGTAAAACTCAAGTATCAACTGTCTAAATTCTAATTTATCACGGATAAACTCAGCGATAAAAGCGTTTGCCATACCGTCTATTTCAAAGTCAACCGCACAACCTTTGCAATGGTCTGATTTTAAACTGCCACCAATCTTTCTATTTAGTTGGGGGGAGCGATACCATGATGATACTATTATTGGTCTACTAAAGTATAACCGCACAGGCTCTAATATCTTCTCTGCAACCAATCTCACGTTGGGCAATAAGTTGTCAGGCAGGGAGTTGTCAATCCCTAAGCGTATAGCTGATTGGGACTTAACAACTTCCTGCATGTTAAAATGTTTCGATATTTCCATATTATTCCAAATATTTAATTATCCCAATTACCGTAGCGGCGAAGCCAACTAATTTTATTACACTAGCTATTAAATCCTTTTTCCAATTATTTTTTGCTGCGTGTAATAGCATAAAATCATTCATAATCTTAAAGGTCTTTTTAGCCTCGTCAATAAAACTCTCAAACTGCTCAAAAGCTTTAGTTGTAGTTTCGTTACTATGATTAAGAGTGTTTATTTTTAACGCTATATCCTCATGTGCCTCTTGGTCTTTCAAGATATGCATATTAATCATACCATGAGTCGCTACAAGCCTATCATGTACATCTTTTCTATACTTTTCCTGCGTATCAAGGTCTTTAGCCTGTTTTTCAGATAAAGTCTTAACCGCAGTTTCTAAACTTGCTATACGCTCCCCTTGTTTCACGCTAAAAACCCTTGTATTTTAGATTCTAACGCTGGATAAGCCGCTTTAATTGCAAGATATGAATGATTATCACCACTTGACTTGCCAATAAGTACAGGCTCAAAAACATCAAGCGATTTTGCAATAACTCTGTAAGTTGAAGGCACGGAAACATAAGTGCTATTACCATCAAATGGAACCGTTGCATCGTTAATATTGTTGACCATTAAAACCTTAGTTTTAGCATCATAAGTTTCTGGCGATTGATACACCCCCGAAATGCAAACAACACCTTTAAACGGCACTTCATCAAGAATATTAACGATTCTCAAAGCCATTATAGCCCCTAAAGAAACACCAACAAAACTAACATTTGCGTATGGAATAATATATTGAGAAGTAACGGAATTTACCAAGCCATTAATATAATGAAAATCAACTTGTGCAGCGTCCCCTATTCTCCATAGGCTACCTGCATTAGTATCAGGTGCTACATATAAAATATACTTATTTGGGAAAACAGTTTCTAACTGCGTGGTAGTTTGCATATTAGTCGGGCTTCCAGTGCCACCGCATAGTGCTACAATAAGGCTCCCATCAGGTGCTGTCGGCACTGTTAAAATATTTGTTCTTCCTGTGAATGGGTAATTCATATTGTCCTCTTATGTTAAAGTTACATTCCATTTTCTTGATAAGTAGTTCATAACAGTCAATGCTTGTGCATCTGTTATTGCGGCGTTATATAAAATAATCTCTGCAATACTACCAATTAATGGCAGTGTTAAACTTGCTGCGGTTCCTATATAGGCAGCGGTAGGCGTAGTGTCGGTTGCACTGGTGTTAGTTGATAATGTCGTTGAGTTTGCCGCTATTCCTTGCGTTGTTGAAGAACGCCTCATATACGCAATGCTAAAGTTGGTATTTGTTATTCCGCTTACAGACCTAGAGCCGCCACCTGCGTTTCTATTTGTAAATGATTGAAAGCCAGCAGTAGAAGAAAATATATGGAAATACTGGCTTGTCGCACCCGTCGCCATGGCTATTGTTGTTTCGATAAGCCCTGTTTCAGTTGCTCTTTTTGCCACTACAAATAATGTGTTTGCACCACTTGGAATAGTATATACAGCAGATGGTAGCGTCATTTGGTCTGTGGTAAAATCAATAACGTTTTTACCGTTTCGGGTGGTATCACCTGTGCGTGGTGAACCGCTACTTGTTGTGGCATTGTTTGCGTTGCCTGACTTATCACGCCAAGAAGTAACGTTGCCACTGGTGTTAATAACAGTTGAAGTATCCGCAGCGTCAAGCCATAGCTTTAAAGAAGTGCCAATAAGCGTTGGTAAAAATGGTTGCCTATCAAATAACAACGGATAACTCATTCTATCTCTCTTGTGTAAATTATATATGTTTTTGCAGTTTCAGAAGAGTTAAACACTAACTTACAAACCATAACGCCAGCGGTTATTTGAGGAGGGATTATTATTTGTTTACTTGCAACAATCGTAAATGTCACATCGCCCACCGCTCCATACTGCCCTAGACTATCGTAAACCTCATCAAAAGTACCAGTGCTTGTGGAGGAGGCTTCTATTTTCATAGTTGTACTTGCTATACCAGAAGGAGTTTGTACCCCTACTAGAACACGATTATCTAAATTAATAGCCGATGTTGTTGTGCCTGATGTTATAACTATTTCTTGTGCTTGTATTAGTTGTCTTGCCATATTTATTCCTCCTTTGGAAATCTTTGTTTTATTTCAGCTCTTTTATCAAGCCATACTTTTTTGTCAATTTCACCTGCTGCAACTTCAAAAAATAAATCATCAGCTTCCGCTCTCATTGCGGCTTGAATATTTGCCTTTCTTTGGGCGACTTTTCTTTTTTTCGAGTCGGCAGCCCAAGCTATTTGCTTAGCCCCTAGCTCCGCCTCATCTTCCGCTGTTAATAAAAAATGCACGCCATTAACAGTTTTAACTGACGTGTTTATAGCGACGTGCTCTTTTTCGCCTTGTAAATTAATAACCTCTTTCATTATAAAACCCCATAAAGTTTAAACGTGCCTGAAGTTATATTTCCTGAAGCAGAATAGAGCTGTATTGCATTTACGGCAGAATTAGATTTTAATCTACCGCTTCCAATAATTGTCACTAATGCACTTGATTCGTTTATCAAAGATGTATGAAAGGAAACGTTTTTTTGCATAGTCGTACCAGCAGGATTAAAAATTTCTATTCTTGCACACAACCCTTCCCCAGAAGCGTTACCTACCCCCGAACCTCCAGTTAGATGTATAAAACTATTCGCATCATCCGAAGACGCAACAACCCCTCCCAGCTCTATAAGCGTGATGTTGTTGTAACTATAATCCGAAGCCCCCCCATAAGTCGAGCCTCCGTCTAAAGACATCCTCATATACAAACTTGTAGCATCAGTTGCTGGTATATGGTTAATAACATCTATAATATATTTTTTATAAGCAGACGTTATACCACTTGTGAATTGTATATCCGCAGAAGCACTTGCGGTTTGAGTTGATAACAGAACTAAACTAGTTCCTGTACTCCAAGTTGGGGGAGCATCCGCCCCAGCCGAAGTCAGAACCTGCCCCGAAGTACCTTGTGAATTTAAGAATACAAACCCATCATCGGTAGAGTTCTGCATCAAAATCGCACCTTGTTTCGATGCGGTAAAACTTATATCTTTGGTAGCTATAGAGCCTAAACCAAGCGTTGCCCTAGCGGTTGCCACATCGGTATCGTCTAATAATGTTTCGATATAATCAGAAACCGTCAATTCACCAAGGTCGATTGTATTGGAAAAAGCAAAGCCACTTAAATCTGTTTTTAATTGCAAGAACTTCCCACCGTTGCCTGTAACCGTCACTTCTGGGTCAAAACCTGTTGTGCCAACTGGCACAGTCACGGAACGCTCTATAGAGTCTCGTAACTGTTGGCATTGCATAGCTAATAAATCGAATTGCTTTTCTGTTACGTCCGCAGGGTTGCCATCATAATTTACAAAATCTGACTGCTGCTCATACGCTACAAGCCTTTCTATAATTATAGGGGCAGAGCTTGCAGGGGCAGATGTGAATGTAACAGTACCAACCGCTCCATTTCCACCTGTTACAGTGTATGCTGTGGTTACAGAGCCACTAACCTTAACTATTAAATCCGTAGACTCATAAAATGAAAATACCGTTGAATAGGCAGTAGTAACACCATTACCTGTATATGTTTTTACATTTGATACATCGGATATTGTCATATAAGCCTCTCATTTAGATATATATTATATTTGTGCAACTATCAAACTATTTTACCACGCTTGAAGGCTTTATAAAAAATTCTTGGTCATTTTCTTTTTTAACCCTTTTTTCCATTCTTCTTAAAGAGCCGGGATTAAGTGACTCTTGTAGCTGGTAAAGCATTGTATAGTTTAAAACTGGTCGAACGTAGAATAAGTTGGCAAATGGCGTATTATCTGCGATAAATTTAACCGATGATGCGGCAGTGTCCGCACCCTCTAATGACTTAGCTTTTGTAAATATAGCGAATAAATCGTTTAAATCTCCTGCCGTAGGTCCCATCATTGTTGTTGTGGCGTTTCTACCAAATCTATCAAATTCGCCAAATACAAAATCGCCCAATATCCCACCTCCTCCGCCTTGTAGATATGATGCCAAAAAGGTTTTAGGGTCATTTAAAGGTCTAGGCTCCTTCCCTTTAACTATATCTTTTGCACTCATTGCCGCATAACCTAATGCGGTCATTGCTAAAGAGGATTGCACCATCATAAGATAATCAGGACGACCTTTTGCAAATATAGCCCTGCCGTACATTTTTGACATAAGCGTGATAGGAAATGATTTAAATTGCATCATAAACCTTAAAAGCTCACCAGTTGGCGTTCCTCTTAATGTTCCTTGATTTGATATAGCTTGCTCTCTTGCGTCTGGTGTTATTGTGGCGTGGTCTATAATATCAAGATAGAATCCCCTTAATTTATCTTCCAGCACTTCTTTCTGCTTTAAGGCGTTTTTACCAAAGATAGCATCATCTAACCCCTGTATAGCGTCTGGCGTAATATATTCCCCATCTTCAACCTTTGTTGCCGCCTGCCTTATAATATCCCAATCTTGTTGGGTTATTCCAGCATTGTTAAAGTGCCTTGATATATCCGCATCTAATTGGTCGAACGCTGTATTTTTAAGCCCTGCTATATGGTTTGCTAATGCTATTGCAGTACCGTCCTTTTGTGCATCGTTCCACCACGTCATAAAATTCATTTTAAAAAATAATCTTTGGGCTTTTGAAAGCATACCAGGTAAATCATCAGTAGATGAAAATTTAGCTACCATCGCACCTGACATAGCTTCGGAGCCTGCCCTTATTGAGCGTGCAATATTCATTCTGGTTTCGTTATTACCGCCAACAGCCTTAACAACGTCCGCAACTGAAGTTCCGTAAGATTCAAAAACTCCCTTCCCTAATCCCTGTAACTCTATTGCCTTCACTGGCAAATCTGTGATAGATGAAAACACCGCACCGCCCAAACTTGACATGCTTTGAATCATTCTTATAGTAGAGCCAACTTTTGCAAGCGTTGGATTTTCAGGTATATATACGCTTAAATCTAATTCTTTATAGAAATTCTGTACCGCAGATACATCATTTGGTTTAGCTATTTTATCAGGCTTATCTCTGTATTGTTTATTTAATTTATCAATTAAAGCGTCAACCATAGCTTGTGGATTTGTTCCTAGTTTTTCCAATAAACCCACATTTCTTGCGTTAGTTATTAAATGATTTCCAAGCCCATCAGATAGGCTTTTTGTTCCGTATTCCATTCTATATGTGTGCGAAGTTTCAGCGTCTTTAAAATGCAATACTCTATGATTACTTACTTTCTTAGCAAGATTTCTTGCACCTTTAAAAACAAATAGACTATCTGTTTTTTCTGTTTTCTTCTTACTAATTCCTGTCGTGATGACTTCGTAAGCACTACGTAAAAACTCCTCTTTATCAGCAGAACCGAATGTTTTTTCATGGTCAAGCTGGTTAATAATCTTATTCCGCCACGCTTCATAACCTAGTTTTCTGATTTTAACTCTATCATGCGTTTGAGAAATAGAAAAATTATCCAGTGTGGAAATATCCGCACCAGCTCTGTTTAATCTTTGCCTTAAAGACTCGCTATATTTATGGAATATATCAGCTACCGCCTGTGCTTCTTTAGAGCCTGATACACCAGATTTACCAGTCCTTGAAAGGTTGAATAATTCTTTTTCTATTTCTAAATCAAACTTTCCACTGGTTAATACTTTTCTATATCCTGACTTATCTAAATCTTGATTAAATTTAGCCATATATTGATTGGTAATAGTTTTTATATGACTATCTACCGAAGCCCTGCCTTGATTATAAAGCCCTTGCACACCTACTAATATAGCTTGCATTGACTTCCTGATATTTAGCCCCTCTGCTATATATTCATCAGCCCTATTTAAGAATTGTTTTTGAATCCGTAAATTAGAAAGTGCGTTCCGCTCTTGGATTTGGGCTTGCCTTCTCGCCTCAATTTGCCTCGAAGCTAATTCATCGACTACCGCATCATCAAAATCAACGCCTTCTCGTACTTTTTTCATTGCAGCTTCTTTGACTTCATCTATTAGTTTTTGTGCGTCTTTTTCTGATAAAGTAGCGTTGCCTTCCGTGTCCCTTGAAGCCTCTACAATTCTAAATCTGCAATCTCTACCCATATTTACCTCACTAAACAATTTTTAAGATTGCTGTATATATTTTCCCACACGGCTACATTTTTATTGATTTCTTGTAGATTATCCAAAACCTGTAAATCTTCATTTTCTAATAATCCTTGCTGCTTCATTTCGTTTATCTGCTCTTTTTCATATTCGTCTATAGCTTCATCTTTCATGTTAATTTTTTCTAAATCTACGTCAACTTGTGGCGATTCATCATAAACAGGAGTTTTTAAATTTTCTTGAAATCGCTTAACCTCTGGGCTGGTGCCAGCATTGCGTAATTGCTGTGTTTTAATATCTTTTTCTAAACTCTTTATTTGTGAGCGTAATTGTTGTTTCTGCTCTCTTATACTTTGCGTAACCGCCTTTATTTGAGGGGCTACTTTCTCCCTTTTTATAGTTTCTAATTTAGATTTTAAAGGAACTATTTTTGCGTCTAATGCTGCATTTTCATGTGCAAGTTTTTTAGCTAACTTCCTATCAGTAATTCTTTGGCTTTCTAACTCATTTATTTGTTTCTCGATTTTACTTATTTCTTTAACAGGCAAGTCTTTTAATTGTGCTTGAAAATATTCAGGCGATTCTATCTTTTTAACTTCTGCCCTTAGATTATTTGCTGATAAAACTTTCTCAACCAGGTCTGGCGTGATTTGAGGCGTTTCTTTTATTCCATAGGGATTGTAATATTGCATTACTAAATCTTGTGCAGCCTCATTAGGCGTTTTGCCTTCGCCTCTTGCACCAGCTAATAGCCCCTGCTCATCGTTAAATCTAGCCTCAAACTTACCTTTACTTATTTGCATAATATCAGGAAAAGACTCTAAACGTTCTTTTGTCAAGGTCGTAAATTCTGCCACTTTATTAGCTTTCGAGAGAGTCGCTACCGCCTCCACATCAATTGGTTGTCCTTGTGAGGCTTGTAGCAAGGCTGTATCAAACTCCTGCACTGCGTCTGTTGGAATGTAAGTTTTGGCTTTGCGTAATTGATACGCTTTAACACCGCCACCAATACCAGCACCCAATATCATACTTAAACCAAAGTTCATCAGCGTATCTGTTGCGGTGTAATCACCCTGAACTTTACGGCTGGATTCTTGACTGCCTATTTCTGTTAGTCCAGCACCAATTGCACCTTCCGCACCCCCCCTTATAGCAGCCCCTTTTATTGTTTGAGTAGACATTAGCCGCCCAAGTGTTGGAATAGCAGAGCCAACACCACCAGTTAAAAATGTCGCAGCTACACCACTTACAAAATTTTTAGGCTCAAATATTCCAGCACCTATAGAACTGGTAAAACCTAAGCCTTTTTGAAAGCCAGTTGCTTTACTTATTACATTTTCTCTTTCTGTTCTTTCTGCGTCAATTTCACTTAGAACGTTTGCAGCTTGTGGTGTTACGCCTTCGTACCAACTTACATTTGGGTGTAAGTTTTCAGCTTTCCACTGCTCTTGGGTAATAGGCTCCCCCCTTACCTCGGCACTTCGTACTCTATCTGCTGAAATATCTTGCGATAAAGAACCGTCACCGCTATAAACCTCATCAACATAAGCACCTATAACATCGCCTGTGGTAACTTGTTTATTAGCAATACGAGCTATATTGCCTCTGTCGCTTGGTACAGGGTCTTTTATTCCAAAAGCTTCAGCGATTCTATCCATTAATCCACACCTAACTTTTCTTTAATCATATTTATATATTCAGCGTCTTTAGCTTCTTTTGACTTTACATTGCCCTCAAGGATGTCTTTTACAGGTAGTTTAAATATTTGCCTATCAGACTTCCTTAAAACTGGACTGTTGAATTTATCTTTTAAGTAGTAATAATCCTGATTAGGGGAAAGTATAAATTTAGCATTTCTTTGTATTTCTTTTATATCAGACGCACCAGTTCCTGTTATATCTATATCCTCTATTGTTATATTATCTAAAGCATTATCTAATCCATCCTCAAGTGCATCGATGTCGTTAATATAATCAGGCACTCTTGCATATTTATCAGAACCATGCTCAACGGTTCTTATTTTCTCATTAAACCAATTAATAGCAAGATTAATAGAATCTTCGTGGGCGTACCCCTGCGACTGAAAATACATGGCTATATCATTCATTTTACCGTGCAAATCTGTTAAGTCCGCACCTTCTGAAATTAAAACCTCTCTTACTTCTCTGGTTTTTTCTTCCACGTCTTCATTTATCATTTGAGCGTCCGCACCCCTTGTTTTCGCAAGCTCTTTATATTGTTGTCCTTTAGTACTCATTTGGAAAAGTGCGTCCATAACAGGTTTATCTTTAGCTTCCATAATCGCAGCGTAAGAAATATCCTGTTTTAATCCGTTCTTTTTTAAATCTCGCATATAAATATCAAAAGTATCGCCATACTCGGCTTTTCTTTGTTGCATATGGTTTAGATATTCATCAGCCGATTGAAAACCATTAACGTTAAACGCCTCTGCTGTAGCGACTTCTTTTGGCAAAACCGATATATTGCCACCAGCCACACCACCTACTTGCTGAAAAGCAACCATTTCTTGAGGGCTGCTAGCTCCATTCATCATAGCGTATTTTGCAGGGTCGGAGAATTTAGCTCTTAACGCTTCGTTTTCTCTTGCTAACGCTTCTTTCTGTAGGGACTCAATGCGATTTTCCGCTTGCAAGTTTAGCCTTTGGAACGTACCGGAATCTATATTAGTTCGGTACTCCTCACTTGCTAAAAGATTTTTTACACCATAAGGATTACTGTCTATTTCCGCCATTATACGAGCGGAATAAACCTCGTTATTGGCATCACGATAAAACTTTTGCGTTTCAGCAGGAGTCATAAACTGCTTGGAGCTTTCTACTATCGAACTTACTTGGTTTTTATACTTATTGAAATTCTTAGGGTCTATTGCAATGGTGTTAGCTATATTACTAACCGAACTTAACGCATCGCCCTTTTCTATCTCAACTACTTGCCTTGCTTGATACTCATTAGCCGCCCCCCCTAAATCTAAACCTAATTGATTAGCTTTTAAGGTGAAATTCTCTTTTGCTAGGTTATTCGGTGCCTTGGCTAAAATGCTGTCTTGACGCTCCTTGTACCAACCATTGAACGTATCAGAAAATGTATTAACATCTTCCACTTCATTTTTAAGGGTTTCTAATTTAGTCTTAGCTTCTAATTGTAAAGTAGACACTTCTTTAATCAAAAAAGCGTTTGCTTCACGCTCTCTTTTCCTGTCGTATATACCTTCAACGTCTTGTCCAAATTGACTAATAGCACCAGCTACATTAGTAAGCTGTCGCCCTATTCCTGCCCCGAACTGCTCCCCTGTGGCGTTAACAGGAGAACCAACCGAAGGTCTTTGTTGTGCGGAATATTTCTGTATTACTGGCATTATGCGAACCCTCCTGTTGCCGCTTTTTCTACGGTTTTAAGCAATGAGCCTGTACCTCTTAAAATAGCAGCGGCAGAACCAACCTTTCCAGCCTTTCTCGCAGAATCAGCTCCCATAATATCCAATCTAGCACCTGTAAGTAAGTCTTTTTCAGCCACTGCACCACGTTGTTTTATCGTGAGAATATCTAACTCATCCTGAACCGCATTACTTTCTATAATATCTTTTATACTTCCTTCAACACCGCCCATAGCACCAGCCGTTGCTCTTGCTGTTCCTACTCTTGAGGCTGCATCTCTTTTGGCACTTTGAACATCTGCCTCTGTCACGGTTTTTTGAATACCAGCTTTTTCTCTTGCTTGCTGGGCGTTAAATTCAGAAGCTCTCGCCTCTGATTCAGCTGATTGTCTAATACCTTTTGCCTCTACTAAACTTGCACCAAAATCAAATAATCCACTCATTTACACCTCGCATATAAACTATATGTTTGCCCTTCGTAATAATTAGGCATATCAACCTCTTTTATCATTCCTAATAATTCCGCCCATCTATGCCCTTCTTTAAAATTTGTCTCAATAGTTGCCTCTATCCTTTGATATTTTGATAACTCTAAAAATGTTCTAATTGTTTTAGATAATCCAAACATTTGTCTTGTGGCATATTTTGATAACATGCACCAAACTAAAGCACGCCCTCCCCCTGCATTATACAATCCAGCCATCATAACACATACCCCATCACAAAGCACGCTATAAGCTTCTGTTTCTGCCAGCCCTTCCCGATATTCTTTATCAGCAATTAGTGTGGTCATAAATTCTTGCCTATCTTGCAACTCAAACCCATCTAAATGGTGCAAACTAAAGGGTATAACTATCATCTATCTTGCGTTACTAATTGTATAATTATTGCCAAAATACAGGCTGGAAACACTCCATCACCAGTTAAATAAACCTGTCCTTCTTGGTCATATCCATTTGGGAATGCTAATGCTTTTGTGTTACCGCTAAACAATGTGGGCGTTTCGTCATAATCAGTATAATTGTTAATGGTTAATTCGTCCTTTGTTCCGCTTTCAGTGCCATACGATAAACCAAGTGTATTGAGTAGTTTTAGAACTATATTTTGGATTCTTTTTGTCTTGCCTTGTGCTGGTCCATCACTCCCGCCAGCTTCAACTTCCATTAACTTGATAGCCCAAACATTTCGCAAACCAATATGTATTTTTGAGCCAGATACATTATTAGCCAAAGTAACACCAATAGAACCGTCTGATAAAGTGCCAACTATAAGGTCGGGGTGAGACTTTCCATCAACCATAACTTTAACCGTTTGCCCTTTCAAATGATTCAGTCCTTTAACCGTACTTGTTGAAGCTCCATCATATGTTAAGCCACAATCAACTTGAAAAGCATTAGTTATGCCAGTTTCATCTTCGTAATATTGCGTCATATATTCAATATAACGCTTTGTCACGCTGTTTATAGTACGTTTTACAATCATAGTTAATTGGTCACTTGAGCCATTAGGCGATGGAGTGACCACAATACTTTCAACAACTGCATTACCAGAACCAAACGAACCACCTATAATATGCCTATGCCAACCAAATACATTTTCATCAGGGTAATATGTCTGTCCTATCAACACGCCATCAGTTCTAGTTTGCCATACGGTATTGATTGGCTCTTGCTGATACGCCATAGATGTTACTTGGCTTTTAGTAATATGCTCTGCTACAAGCGTCAAATCTCGTGGTTTTAAACGGTCAAGGTCATAAGAGTAAGTCATGTCAAAAACTTTACGCCTTGCTTTCTGGATAAATATCAATCCACTTTCCGCTAAAACTGGCTGTATAGATGCTGATTTTATGGAAGAAACAGGGTCTGGTTTAGCGTTTGAAGGTGTAATGACTTCGTTGTTAGCACTTGCACGAATAACCCATTCTTGCCCTGTTGTCCCTAGAATTAAACCTGTGGCATCCGCAGCCATCCATTGAATAGCATTTACTTGTTTTGAAGGTAGGGTTTTTACTATACCGTTGTCATCATTAACAGTGCCGTTTGCTTCTGTTGGTGAGCATAAGAAATAATCAACGCCATATCCTCCAGATTTTGAAGTTCCAACTTTGTCAGGGTATGTTTCTGCCCCTCCTGCACATATTCTATCTTGGAAGAAAAACGCAGCCTTAGGATAGCCTGTTGTTTCGCTCCATATGCCCAACCGCCAATTTACCGTTGCTGTTCCAGCCGAAGCATTTGCACCACTTATTGTTGCAGTAACGGAAGTTGTAGACGCTCTTGCGGTTATAGTTAGCCACGTCCAATTACTTGCAGGGTCTTTAAACCGTATAATCCTACCTACATCAGTAGTTTGGAATCCTGTATCGTTGTTAATACCTGTTATTGCAGAGGCTGTAACCGTGACGCTTCCAGAAGTTCCAGACAACGCAAACGTGGTTGTTGTTGCGTTTGTATCTAAGAACGGTCCATCTTCATAAGCAACAGTAGCCAAACTCCAACTTGAATCACTAATGCGTGATAATGAGCGTGTTTGATAATCACTATGGAATAAATATAAAACATCTGCCGATTGTAAATATTGTATTTTAAATATTCCATCTGAATCAAATAAATCAGCTTGTGCATAAGGGCTGGCAATTTCATAAACTTGTGCTACTGTGCCACCGCTTGTGTATGCAGTAAAGTTAGTTGAATTGATATTGTTTCCGCTCAGGTCAGTAAGTTCAAAAGTATTTGCACCCGTATTTACATTTGCAACTTTGTAAAATAAACCGTTTATTTGGGTCATACCAGCTATACTAGCGATATAAACCTCTGAACCATTAGAAAAAGTATCAGCACCAGAATAAGTAACCACCGCAGGGTTAGCTTGCGTTATCGCTGTAATATTCTGCGATGCCAAAGTTATAGCTGAATTATCTTTTAAAAACCTAAAGTATGAATCGCCAACTTCTATTGTGTAAGCATTATCCGATGAAGATATAAACTCTATTAATTCGGTTTGTTTACTAGAGTCTTTAATTTCTTTTATAAACTTTGTTCCGCCTCTTCTAATTGCAGCACCTTGTTTTAAAGGCAACATATTCTGGCATAGCTCTACTGTTTCGCCCCTCAATCTTTTTTCAAGGTTTATCTGCCCTCTTAAAAAAGGTGAGTATTCGCCACCATTAAATCCTGTCTGAACCGTAGTTGCTTTTGTCATAACCTTGCTAACACCCAATCATCTTCTTCTGTGTATTCTATAGGATTCTCAAGTGCGTCAATCCTCATTGCTTCATTTAGTTTTAACTTGTAAACCTCAAATAAATCAGCTTTTTTAGTATTACTTTGTGTAATTATTTCTATAGCTTCTAACGCTAACCTTGAGCTAAACGCTTCATTAAATGATGGTGAGTATTGCTCTGTGTTAGTTATTTTAGCTATATACTGGATTTTAAGAACAGTTCCCTCATCTGTTAGGATTTTTCCGCCCTCAAATACATAAGGAGGATTTTCATATATCCTATACAGGCTTATAAAATCTGTTGGTATAGTGTAGGCGTAAGTCCAGCCCCAAGTTGGAGCATCCGCATCGGGAGCTAGACTTACTCTTTTAGTTGCAAAGTTCCAAGGAATTATCGCAAACATAGCATCACGCACAGAATCATACATACTAGCAATAACTCTTGCTGGCTTAGTATTTACGCTGTCAATATTAACAACGGCTTCCTCGCCAATAATAGATAAAGCCCTGTTACAAATCTGTGTTTTAGATGCCATAATTAACCTTTAGTGTAAAAACATTCCAAAGAAACTGTACCAGTTGCACCAGTGCCAGTAGCATTGGCAATACCGATATACATTTTTTCATAAGCTGGTCTAGCTGATAAACCGCCCCATTCCCAAAATGTTTTTTTCAACTTCGATATATTAGTTGCCGCAGCTTCCAATATAACGTCCGCCCTTGCCACCGCACCAGAACCTTGTGCGATTAGCGTAGCAAAACAATCATCATCAACCGCAGTAAATACGCTTGGTGAGCTTTCGTAAAATAAACCAATATTTGACGTGCCAGAAGTTAGGTCATCTGACGCATAAAATAATTGGAACGGAAAACCATCTGTAGGGACTTCTAAAAGTATAGTAGTATCAGCATTTGCCGTGTCTGCTATTTCAATCACTTCTGCCGCTCTGTAAACAGCACCAGCGTAAGTTTGTCCACTATTGATAGTTGCAGGAGATAAACCCCTGTTAGTAAGTGTGGCTCCTAAAAATTGTGCCATAATTTAATCCTCCTTATGTTGTAGTACACTTAACTTCAATACATTTAGCTTCCTCAAGACGAGTATAGCCAATAGCTTTTTGAGCCTCGATAATATAAACTTCGCCTTTTTTACGAGGGTCACGTCTTATATCGCCTTTCATTGCTTGCCATTGAGCCGCACCCATACCAGAAGCCACCCACATAGGGCAACGCTCGTAAGAAGTGCCATCAAGTTCAAATAATTCAGATACTACAAAATTAATACCCAAAAATTGTCGAACCATACCATCAACAAGAACAGGTCTGTTATTGAAATCAGTAGATACAACTTGCGTCAATCCTAATAGATTATCGTGTTGTTTACTTGAAATACCCATAAAAATAGGCTCGGAATCAATATCAACGCTATTTTGCCCCAATATCAATTTACCAGCACGAAGTTTTTCAACATTCAAACCAGTAGCAGAACCGCCACCGCCCACTGTTACAGCCACAACGTTCCCTGAATCAAAGGTAGTTGAGGTTGAGCCAGTTTCGCCAGTTTGAGCCGTGCCAAAGAAAGCTGTTAACCAGTTTCTATCGCACTTACGGTTTATAGCGTTCACCTGTCCACGCACAATACCACTTGTCGGGTCAAGATTAGTTTGAAATAAATCAATCTCATCTTTGTAAGTAGCGTGGTGGATTATTTTATAACCAGACCAACGCCCATCAAATGGAATAACGGTTTCATCCACATCTTCCAATCTTGCTGAACGTTCACTTGCTTCAAATACACCGATTTGTGATGTCATACGGTGCAATTTTGAACCGCCTGCTGTTTCCATCATAGAGTGTACTGAAAGTTTAGCACCCAATTCTTGCGAAAGTGTGTCTAAAGAATTTGAATACGTCTGTATTCGTAGAGCATCAACTGCTGTCATTTTTTGCCTCATTTAAAATTAATTAAAAATTTTGGCGAATTAGCTTGTCCCTTTCAGGGGCTTACTCTTGGAAGGTACAGCCTTCCCATTCTGCTGTTCTTTCACATCGTCAGAGGGGGTTATCACCTTATCCTCTTCTTCGGAAGTTATATACTCTTCCCAAGTTTTCGCTACAGTAACAACCGCTTGGTCTCTAACCGCACTATTGGTTGTTGCCGCAATTCTTATCAACTCTAGCCTAAGCTCCTGCCTGTCCATATACTACCTTCATTAAGCGGTTGTAATTCTCGTAGTCTTTGCCTTTGCCTTGATTGTAGGTAGTCAGTCTTACTGGGTCTGCTTTAACATCTGCCATCAACTGTTTCAAATCATTCTGCCCTTGCTCTTTTGAATATCCAAAAGATTCAGTGCGTTCTGCTTTTGGTAAGCTATGCTCTCCCATACCTTCGCCAATATTTGCCATAAATTTGATAATCTGTGCATCTCCAATAATACTTTCTAATTTATCAAGTGCCGCATCATCTTTAACAAACGCACGATAAGCTCTTTTGCTTAATTCCAGCCTTTCTTCAAATTTATCACCCCAGTCTTTTTTGAGTGAATCTAGCATGATTTGAGACTCTTGCAAGCTTGCCTCCTCCCTCGCCTTCATTGTATTTGTCTCATACTCATAAGCACGTTTTACAAGGTCTGCATGTTGTGATTTTGTAAGATTCAATTCATAAGCAGTTTTAGTAAACCATTTACTCCTATCCTCATCTAGTTTCATACTTTCATCAGGTTTAAAATCATAACCTTCTATTGTTTCAGGCTTTCCAAGACGTTTATATACATCTTCCCAACTTCCACCCTCTTCTGGAATTCTAATCAATTTATCAGCAGGAACACCTTTTAAAGCTTCTAAACCTTTATAGGATTCAAACATCTTTTGAATACCATCTTCTTTGTGCCAACCTTTCGATTCAATATATCCACGGTCTTCACCTTGATAACTATTAAACCAAGGTTGATTTTCGGTAGTTCCGTTATTAGTTACGTCTTCTGTCATGATTGTTCAATCTCCGTTAAAATGTCATAATTATGGTTAATATCATACAAAGCTTCATAATCTATTTTGAGTTTATGCATAATGTGAAACATCACTTCACGCCTCCCCTCTATCCTTGCTAACGCTATAGGGTCGTCAGATAAACAGCTTTCCTGCACTCGGCAGAATTTTTTTAAATCTGCAATAACTTCTTTTCCGTCTTTACTATCTAAAGCTTGCCTATAAGCTCCCTGTAGATTCCTATTAAATATATCTATTATTTTCATCGTAGCGAAGCCTCCGCTTGTGCTATATCCTTAATTGAGCCAGCAATATTAGGAGCCGCTTCTACCATTTGGCTCATTTGTTGCTGTTGTTGTTCTTGTGCAACTAAAGCCTCAACCTCTTTATCGCTTCTAAATAGCCGTGCTGGTGCGTTTCTTGCCTCACGCATGATATTTATATACTCACCAAAGTCTATTTTATGCCTTAAAGTTGGGTCAAGTTCAAAAAGCGGTACTGAATCATTGATAATTTGAGTAGCCGCAGCCGCCTCCCCTGCCCTTTGCATAATATTTAGCGGTGCAGTGTACGAAATATCATACTTGCCCCCTGCATCTATTAGCTTTTGAGGCATCGGAGGTAGTTTATCCGCATAATTCAATATATCAATCTCACGCTCTATCATTCCCCCCAAAGCCTCCTGAACACGGCTACCACTTGGCGATAATAACTCCCCTTTTTCCTGTGCTTCCTGCAAAACTTGCGTTGCTGTCTTAGTTGGGCTGTCAATTAGTATCTGAAATAGCGTAACCATAAATATATCATTGATGATAGTGTATGATTGCTCCAACTGGTCATTGCTTACATCCATTCTTGAACCGTTTACAAACGGTTTTATTAACTGATTGCCGTTTACATCCAACGCCCCATAATTTACGCCATCAGGCTTCATATTTGGTCTTCTTAAATGTGCCTCACTTGCTGTTAATATTGGAGGTGATACAGCTAAATGCCCTGCTTTTAATGCAGTCTTACGCATTGCACATACTTGTTTAGCCTCTGGCAGTGCCATCATAGCTAAAGAACGTGGCAATCTATCACCCGGTACTGTTATATCCCTTGCTATATGATATGGGAAAGTTCTAAAACCTCCTTCACTCAATAATTTGGTTCCCTCTAAACAAACATGGTAACTTGCATATTTAAAGCCTTTATAATTCTTTAATTCCTCTTTACGCTCTGTATTTGGCATAACACAATGAATAAAATCAAACTTTAAGTTAGGCTCTTTATCCAATGCTTTTATTATAGCAGGAGGTAAATTATCACGCCCAAACTTCATTTCCGCTTGTCTTGCGGTTAGTTTGTATTTTCTATAATTTGTATCTATAGTGCCAAAATCATTTACCATATAACTATGTTCTGATACATGGCTGCTACGGTATCTTACCGAACCATTAGCCCCATCTTCTTCGGTTTCCATAATAAACGCACCGAAACAGGTCAAAGATATATAACATTCAAACATTTGACTAGCAAAGCGGCTTCTTGAGTCATAACGAGTTTTAAATAACAATTTTACTACAGCGTCTAAATATTCCGATATTTCTTGGTCTTTGTCTAAAACCTCATCACCAGTTGTTAAATGATGCCAACGGCTAGAACGTGGCGTTACAACTGATTCTTTTCCAGTCGCACATTTATAAACAGCCTGTTGAGCAAGTGAGGATATAATCTTTTGCCCCCTCTTTTCTCCCTCCTGCAATCTATTTTCAAAGAAAATATCCTGCCCGGGCAACATTAGCTCGGCTATTTCTTGACAATGATTAAAATAAGTAGACGATTCAGTCCTTAACTTACTTTCAATATCTATAATTTCTTTTGCAATCATAACTAACCTAATGTAGTTTTTGCGGTTGAACCTGCTTCACTGCCCTGTTTTAAAATAGTAGAAGCTCTGCCTTGCTGTTTTAAGCCTCGTTTTCTTTCCTCTTCCGCAGCTGACGCAGCGTCATCTAATGTTGGGGCTTTTAACTCCTTTGGAGGCTCTATAGCTGTAGGTTGTTGTGGCAACACCGCAGGTTTAAGACCAACAGCTGCTTTCCATAACTTTTTTCCCACCGCACTCATTTTTAAAACTCCAGTATATTATACAAACTATCCGCAACCATTGGCATATTACCAAAATCGTAAATGGGGCTTATCTCTTCCCTTCGTCCCTCATAACCACAAGCAAAGGTTCTAAACGCATCTGCAGAATGTGAGTCGTCGTTATGTGCTGGCTCTGTGTCGCTCCAGCAACCATTCTTGTCATCCCATTTTTTCCTGTAACTATCTAAATGTGCTACACCTATCGCAGTTTTTTCTTTGTCAAACCAGCATCTTGGCAATACTGGTCTGCATTTTGTCTGTATATCATTCACTGTGCTATTTGTTCTCGGTACAATCTTAATCGGGCTTATGCCTAATCCTTCCGCCATTTGTTTACTGGTCTGTATCTCGATGCCTACTCTCCTTGTTGCCCCATCATGTGGAAAATAATGCGTTCTATAAGCATAGCCAAAACTATTTAATAAATTAGCGTAGTATTGCCAACCTTGGCTATTTGATTCATGGTAATTAATAAACCTATACTCATTACCTACATGTTGAAAAAACCATATAGCCATTGAATCAGAACTACCGCCCAAATCCCAAAATGTATAAACAGGCAATGAAGGCTCGTGCGGTACGCTAGTTATTTGTTTGTTCCTTCGCACAATCTCCATTTGTTTAGCATAATAAGCACCTTCTAGGCTCTGCTCAAACGATTCTTCAGGCGTTGACGGAAACTCTCGTTTCATCATATCGCCTTGTTGCTCTAGCTTCTTTGCATACCATGCACGTTGATTCTTGCTTAATTCAACGCCTGTAATACTTTCTACAGAGTTTAAATATTCTATTGCCTCTTGGCTTATGCTTATTTTTGGCAAGTCCTCATCACGCATTACATACGAGGGGTTTTTATACCATGGGAAGAAATGAAACTTAGGGTCTAAACTTGTAAGCTCTAACCCTTCTTGTTTTAGTTTCTTAGCCCTTTCGCATATTTCAAAGAACTCGCCTTGCCTTCCTTCCGCAGTTGATTCTATAAATATCTGCTGCCCTTCATGCACCGTATTTAATGCACCAGATTTTATTTCTTTTGCCTTATCAGGATATCTAGCTGCAATCTTTCCGTATTCGGAAATATGTAGCTTTTGTAATGTGCCACCCCTTAACGAAGTTCCAACCGTTACAGAAGAGCCGTTTAAAAACTCTAATTTCCTTGCGGTCTCAACTTTTGCAGGGCATTGAAGTTTTAGCCAATCAGGTAAAGCGTTATACGCAAACCTTATCTTATCGTTAAATATATCTTCAGCATCTTGTTTAGTATGTGCAATAATACCGCATTTTTGGTTGTCATTCCATATCGCAGAATCTAAACAATACATCATTATAAATGTCGAGAACCCCAATTGCCTAGCTTTAAGGATAACATTGAAATAATGTAGATTCTTGTACAAGTCTTGTTGTGCTTCATTCATCTTAAAAGTAATAGCAGAACCGTTCACGTCTCGGATGGTGTAGAGATGATTCAATCGCCAGTAGCGATTTTTACAGTTCTGCTTTTGCTTTTCTAATTCATTCATTAAACAGTCGCACTAAATGGAGTTGCCTCGGTTCCTGTTTGAGCAATCAAGCCACTAACAGCAAATACGTTAGTTGCTATATCTTGAATTTCAACATATTGCCCAACTGCCGCAGTTCCTGTAGTAGTGCGGTTGAAAGTAATAGTATCAGAAGCCGCAGCCGCTAACCAACCAACCATGTTGTCAGCCCCATCAGATAAAGCTGATATAATCCCCTTCATCGTGTCAGAAGCGTTAGCAACTTTAATAATGTGGCTGTTGGATGTTGCAGTCGTTGAGATCCAAAATCTAAATATTGCACCAGTTCCACTTGCCGCAGGTAATGTCACTGTTGAACCTGCCGCAGTATCAAGCAAAATAGTTTTTCCATCATGTGCAGCAACCGTAAGCGTTAACGCAGAACCAGCAGCAACTAATCTTGCTGAAACGTCAGCCACTCTTGTTATTTCCACGGCAGTAGCGTCAATACCTAAAAGAGCTGATAAATCTGTCGCTCCAACCTTTGCAAACTTTTTAATTGAGCTGTCCCATCGTATCACCAAATCACCACTT